TAGTAGGTACCACCAGCGTACTCACCAGCGTTCTTCATGCCAATCTCAGCCAGCAAGCGGTCAGCCTCAGCGTCAGCATGATCCTTGAGCGCATTCCGCGCAGCCTTCTTGACAGGCGCCACAGTCTGCTTGGACTGACGCACCTTGACAGGCTTTGCAGCCTTAGCCTTCGGCTGCTTGACAGCCTTGACCTTGGGCGTCTTGACTTTGCCGCGTTCAGCAGGAGGTACCCACTTGAAGTTCCGAGTAGCAGAGTCACCATCGGAGATAAACTTGTACTCGGTAACGGTACGACCGTCCTTTACAGTCTCAATCTCATAGCCGTAAAGCTTGAGATAACAGACATACTTGGCAGCATAGTTGCCCTTGCCAACATGTGCGTTGATTTCTGCGGGAGTAGCGGAACCCTTAGACTTAAGGAATTCTAAAGCGACAAATTGAGCAGCAGTCTTAGACATATGTGTGTTTTCCTGTGTTTGTTACTGATTTACCTGCATATAATAGTCGGAATTGATCATACTGTCAAGCATATTCTTGACGGTATATCGGTCAGCCCGTTTTTCGTACATGTACACATAGGCGTATACATTTTTCTCGTCGGTCATTCCCTTCTCAAGGGCCGTCCAGACCAACTCTTCCACGCCGATGAGAAAGTCCTTATAAGCTCCCATTATGCATACCTCCGACGAGTGGGATCAGTTTCATGAAACGTGTGGCTGGGTGCTTGCCCGTCAAGCCAGCGAATGCCCGGCTTAGACTTGGTGATCTGCGTCTGGTCAAGATAGACATAGCCGCGATATCGGCCGACACCGTGCAGAGCAGCTTCCAGCATGTCAATCAGGCCCTGACGCCGACACTTCTCAGGTTCAGCGTCACCGCCCTGCCAGTCAGCCGACAGATAGCCGTTAGCATAATCCAAAAGAATATCAATTTCAACAGTCTTGCGAGACTTAGCCATTAGCGAAGGTTCTCCTCAGGATTGATAAAGCTTACTTTCTCAGCAAACATCTGAGCAAGGCTCAGATAGGTCATGAGGTCTTGCACATTACCAGACTTTGCAGCCTTGAGTGCAAGCGCGACATTATCGGCCGCGATACGAATATTAGCATTTGAGTGATTCACGACAGATTCGTGAAACTTAGCCTTTTCACGGGCCGACTTGGGCAAACGATACATGCGAGACATGCGGAAACCTTTCTTTGTCACTGTCATATACTATAGATGGGGTTGGACAGTCGGAATTTCAAGAGTTCCAACCACATAGCTGATATGCGGCCAGAGCATGGGCTAAGTCATTGATTTGTCGTTCGGCTAAGTGTTTGATTTTATTGACCTCGTTTAGGACGCGGTAGGAAGCGGCTGGAGCGGGAGGCTCAGGCCGCGATGGGACGTACCACCCGCTTCTCCGCTTCAAGCCAGAGCATGTGCTGGTTGATTTCAGCGATATCTACCCGCTCGACATTACGAGCCCAAACCCAGACCACGTCCTGATAGACCTCAGCAACCTTACCCGAGCGTAAGGCCTTCTTGACCTTAACGTCAGAGGTGGCAATCGCAAGCTTCTTCTCAACCGAAGCGCGATATCCCATCCCGTATGACGCATCCATCATAACTACAACCTTCCCGACAGTACCCTTGCCGTTCTTGCCCTTGACAACCTTTGCGATACAGCCCTTCTCAATCTGACGGGCTGCAATCTCCGCGCTACCAAGCAGCCGTTCATACTCGCGCTTGACCTGGAAGTCCCGATACTTGGCCTTGACCTCTTCCGTAGCGTCAACTACGATTTCAGACGGCGACCAGCCCGAGGGATTCATGTCATAGACATTGACAAGCAAACGCTTGGGACCATTGGACTTTTCGTCCCAGACGAGAGCCCAGTCCGCAGTACCCCAAATATCGGACATGATCCGATAGCTGTGATCTACAATCTTTTCAAGCACATAGCCAGACCAGTCGGTCTGGGTGCCTTCAAAGCCGTGCTGATTCTCTTTCCAAGCGATAGCCATGTGGTAGTCTCCATTGTTAACTGATAGACTAGATATGGGTATGGCAAGTCGGATTTTCAATGTTTACAAACGCATAGCTGGTATGCGGTGGATGCATACCAGCTTACGCTACGTTATCTGTAACTTTTTCGATTACTATAAAAATCGTCTATCTGATCGGCCTCATTCTCATGATCCGAATATGCTTTCTTCCAGTTTCGAATCGGGCGTCTCTTTTGCCCTGCTCTTAGTTCTGCATATTCATCATCATCATAGTCTTCATGGGTACCATAATAGTTCTTTTTATACTTCATGCTAATAATCCCTAACGAGGTTCAAGCCTTTCTTATTGAATGTGTCACGCCATTTCATAAACGAAGAGCCGTGACCCATCTCTTCGTTATTCATATATTGATAGTGATGCACCATTTCATGTGCAAGCACCTCAACAAAGAATTGTTTGGATTTGTATCGTTTGTTCATGAGCAGTTTACAGATACCAGCTGGTTTTCTTTCGTCGTAGTCGTAGTATGCATATGCACCACGGCGCCAGCGTATATCAATCTCATCAACAGGCGGAAGGGAATTTTCAAATAGTTCACGGTTGAGAATGTTGAACCATCTCTGGCAATCCTCAACCGTGGTGTTGTATTCGTATTGTTCATTTGTCTCTAACAGCTTTGCTAGTTTTGATTTCCTTGACATGATTGTTCCTTTTTAGGATAACCATGATATAAGGCACTTCAATCAATATGAAAAGATATCCGGAAATACTTCCTCAACTATTTTCTTAGTCAAATGCTTAACCTTGATACGCTTCAACAGCGTATCGGCAAAAATCTTTGCTTCTTTGGCCTCAAGGGCTTCCAAAATCTGAACGAGAACTTGCTTCTTTCTTTCCAATGTCAGATTAGGATCAACTCTTGGATTATTCTCTTCAAAGATATAGATGCGATTAATCTCTTTGTGAATTGATGTATCACCAAGACCTAGAGGCGCATCGTTTTCTCTATATGCTGGAATTTCATCAAATACGAACTTGATACCAGGATGAAAGTTTGCGCGAAGAACACCGCGCATTCCTGGTGTCATGTTGTAAAACAGAATAGCTTTGGCATCCTCTTTAGTTGCTGCTTTTTCTAGTTCTTCAAATACTTCATGTATATTCTTTATCATTTTATCCTCAAAATTCCTGAATCACTTCCATCAGATTCTTCAAACGCTTCTCAACGAAGTAGTTGAACATCTTTTGTTTGTTACCAGGCTTTACATTTTCGTATGCTTCAACAATCTGTGCAGAGATGGCTTCGGGAATGAAATCAAGATCAACCAACATCTGATTGCGCTTGTATCCGCGAAGCATATTCTCATTCACACAAAACTCTTCAGGCTTCAATTTCAGCCATTCATCAAGCTTCTTCTTATTTATGACTTTCTGACGCTCTCCAAGAGCGAACACATTGTCAGCAGACAGAAAGTTTGGAATACCATCACCACGGTCACCCCTGATGATATGTTCCTTGATATACTGATGCGGATTGTCTGACTTCACGAACCGCTTGAGAATAGGCGAATACTGGGTGACATTTGGATACTTCTGAAGCTGGACAAAGTCCTTATCAGACGATAGAATCAGAATGTCTTCTGAAGGAGAAAGCCGTGCGGACAGAACACCGATAACATCGTCAGCCTCTGCACCTTCAACGTCGATTACCTTGTATGGAAAGTTTTCCTTGAGTTCATCCCGGATCTTGTTCAGTGTTTCAAAGATGAGTGTCCAGTCAAAGCCAGATTCGTCTCTAGCCTTCTTGCGATTAGACTTATAGAACGGAAACACATCACGGCGCCAATACTTCTTGCTATCACAGCAGATGATAATATCACCATACTTTTCCTTGAACTGCTTGACATACGAGCGAAGGCTGTTCAGTACCATATGACGAATGAGATTTTCGTCAAGCTTTACCTTCGGATTAGAATTGATTTGTTGCATTAGATTAGAAATCAGGACCTGATTTAGGTCAATCAAAATAGCCACGGTTCACCCTATTGTGTCATCATTTGCGTTTGCTGGTTTGCCATCTACGAGTTCTACGATTTGAATATGCTCATCAATGAAGTTTTGAAGATTGTGTTCCAATCCCATATTGCGATAGATTAGACATTTTACAACATCGTTCAGAAAAATAAAGTCTTTTGTGAACTCTTTGGCTGTTGTATCAACACCAAAGTTTTCAAGTTCAGCAAGAATGAAAGTCGATATCTCTTCCGTCATTCCATCAGCGTAGTTCTGCTTACCTTTTTCTTTAGCTTTCTCTACTTCTTCAATGTCAATCGGAACTTCACGAACGATCTTACTCTTTGGAAACTCGAACACATTTGTCATTTAATGATCCTTACAAGCACTACATCTTTATTTATGCGACCAGTCGCAGTCTTAGGCTTGCATTTGATTTCATCCATGAACTTTCGCAGCACAATCTTGCCGCCTTCCTTCAACTTGTTCACTTGTTCAGTCGGCTTTCGCAGTTTCTTCACTATGGATGTTTTTTCATCCCATCCAGTCAGAGTGCTACCTTTGACGTTAAGCCCAGCAGGACCCATAGCATTATAAACAGCCAGAGTTCGATATTTGGTATTGAATACCCATAGCTGATTAGCTCCGACAATTTGCTTCGGATCAACTGAAACGACATTGTAAGTATCATCCTTTTCCTTGAACTTGAGTTTGCTGACAATGACAGAAACAGGCTTTTCTTTCTTCTTGCGAGGCTTTCGAGCAGCCTTGACAACTACAGCACGGGTCTCGGCCGCAGAGACAATAGACTTGATAAACTCAACATAAGCCTTCAGCTTCGGCTTTGTGTAATGAGAATATGATTCACGCAATTCAGGTACCTTGCCTGAGAGTGCATCAAAGAGTTCAGAGTAAAGAGGCTTGTAATAGTCCGCGATGCGCTGTGCAATAGCAGGCTTTACATCCTGTTGTGCAAGCCAATCGCTAGCCTTGAACTGAGTACCATCACGATAGAACAAATCAATCTGTTCTTCAATGCTTGCAATCAATTCATTAGCGCGATTGGCTACACGCTCTTGAATAGAGATTACTTGCTTGACTTCTTCTTTCTTGGCGCTGCCTTCTTCTTCGGCTTCGGTGCTTCCATCTTTGCTGGTTCCTGCTGCGAGGGCTCGGATTCGCTCTTCGTTTCGTTCTTTGATGCGATCCGGGAGGTTACCACCGAGTAGAAGTATACGACAATTCCAACCACTAGTGCGGCACCGATTATCATCAATTCTGTTTGCATTTTTGATTAGTTCCTTTTCTGTCTTGTGAAATTCCTTCAAATACTCAATGACCCAGGCCTTTGCTTGCGCTGAGTCGTAAAAATAGTTATACCAATTGTAGGCTGAGATGATCTGAGCATCTGTCACATCACCGCGAAGGTCAGGTTCTTGTCCGAGATATTTTTCATCTGCGAACTTACCGCGGATTGCTTTCTGCTTCTTTGCCATAGTTTTCCTTTAGCGAGTTGAAGTCCCAATCGTGGAAATCGTTGATGACACAAATTCCATCCTCAAGATATTCATAATTATAGCTGAGGCTTTCGGCAAAGTCAAGTGCTTCTTCCAGACTGGAAAACATCTTGTCAGAATGGAAATAATGGTACATCATTTCTGGGTCGCCTTGCCACTGGAATGATTCGTCGGAAAAATTCCCGTAAATGTTATCAATAGCTTGATGATATCCTACACGATATTCAGGACCCTTGGTGTGTAGAATGTAGATTCCATTATCTGCGGACATTACTCAATCTCATACTCATTCATTTTCTTTTCTTGCATAGTCAGTTTATCTTTATGATATTTGCGTGGATTACCACACATATGGCAAGAGCAGGGCTTTCGCGTCTCGGCCATTCTTCTTTGGTGCTGATCCTTATGTTCTTCACCTGAGAACCAAGTTTTATACCAAAAGAACTTCTTGACCTTGTTTAGCATCCTCTCATGATGATGCCGACGTTCAGCCCTGCTTCTGCTCATTACTTCTTCCTGTTCTTGGCCGCCTTCTTTCGCTTCTTAGAACCGATCTTGCGACGACCCTTTCGCGGTCTATTCTTAGCTGGATGTGGCATTAC